ATGCAATATGACTACACTGCATCTATAGAAGATCAGCTTGACAAAATAGCAGAAGCTCAGTTAGATTACAAATCAATGCTTGAATCTCGTAAATTAGACGAGGTAGATTATCAGGTTGAATTCTGGAGTAATCCAGTTCACCAATCCCCAGATAAGCCACTTGTATTAGCTGCTGGTACATCATCGGGTAAGACAACAATGACAATCGGTCACTTAGAGATATTTTACAGTGACGATACGAACAAGTCAGCTAAGACCCTAATTATCCCTTCAGCTACTATGGTTTTAAGGGAGAACTTTGCTGAATCACTTGAAGCATTCGGTCCCACAACATTTAACTATTGTATATGTAACAATGTTCAGGAGACTATAGATGCACTTAACGACCCTAACTGTCAAGTAGTAGTTTCATTACCACAAGCTGTTACACGTATTCCTAATCTACCTAAGTTAGAATGGTTTATTTTGGATGAAGCACAGGAATGGTATGGTAAGTCTACTATTAAGAAGATTATTAAGAAGTCTAAGCCAACATACCAACTTCTACTTACAGGCACTCCATTTAAGTTCCATCGTAACAAGAATAAGTTTTTGTTTTACTATGTTTCTGTAGAAGAATTATATGAACGCGGACGTGTAGGTAACCCACGTATAGAAGTTGTTTCTACATCTTATGATGTTAGATTAACTGATTACAATGAATTTGGTAACATTACTAAGGACTTTACATCTAAGAACAATAAGGAAGCACTTTGGGCTGTAGCTGAACATATGGTTAAGCATATGGGTTTACCTGAACCTATTAAGAAGCAATTTTTAGCTAACCGAATGACTAACAAGATTCTAAGTGTATTTGGTGAAGTTGACCCTACTATCATTTATTGTTCACGCACTAAGCAAGCTAACCAATTCTATAAGATATTTGATACAATATATCCAGGTCAAGTATTGATGTCACATAGTCACAATGATGATGATTCTAAGGAATTCCAATTATTCCAAGAAGGTAACCATAAGGTACTTATTTCAGTTAACCGAGGTCGTATTGGTTTTGATATGCCTGAACTATTCAACATTGTAGATTTTACAATGACTACTAACGTTGATATGTTACTTCAGTTGATGGGTCGTTTATTACGTTTATCTAAGAAGAAGAAGACACAGAAGGTATATTACAAGGTAGCTTCTAACAATGATGTTGGTTACATTAAGCAACTTATGACTGGTGTATTATCATTATGGATGAAGAATTTATATCAACATTATAGTGGTGATGCACGCGAGATTCGCATTCCTCGAATTACACCTACTAAGCCACGTGGTAAGCAAGATAAGCAACCTACAACTCGCCCTGCTGTCAATCGTCGTGCTTTATCTAACTTTTTAGAGATGGGTGTTCTATCACTTGAATTCTGGAAGGAGATTCTACATTATAACAACGATAAGTTTGCTACTGTTGCTTGGACTACATTAGGTGAAGTTAGACGTGAATTTTACAATATTCGTGGTACTAATTTTCTAACTAAGGAATTTTATGATGCTACTGTTAAGGAACATAAGATTACTCACTTCAAGCAATTAGCCAATATTAACCTTAGTTTAGCTGTTAAGGCATCTAACGAAGGGTGGGATAGTAACCTTATTAAGAAGCAAGTAACTGTAGGTGATGGAGATTATAGTGTAGAAGGTGTCTTACAATTTATTAAGGACCATAAGATTACTGAATTTAAGCAATTTACAGGTATTAGTAAGGGTCAAGTGATGCGTAGGCATTACAAGCAGTATGTTGAAGAAGGATTGATAGATGATATTTGCCCTAAGGGTAAGCGTGGTCTTAGGAAGGGGCATAAGTATGATGATGCTACTAAGGAGAAGTTATCTCGTATTCGTAAGGAGATGTGGGATAATGGACATTATGATAACTTTACCTTGAATAAGAAGCAATAAAAATTGGGGGGCATAGCCCCCCTCTTTCATCTAATAGTTGCACACAGGCAGGTTGCCTATGTGTCTAAATATTATGAATAATACGTTCCTATCAATATTTCAACTTCTACTTGTGCTAAAGCCCTATTATATAACAATGGTCTACAACCACCAGTTACTATTTGTCTTGTATCAGCCCTACCATTATTGATAAAGAAATAACTTGAAGATACTGATGGGCCATTCATTCCACTTCCTGTAGCATAAGGTGTTGTAGAACCACGGTAAATAGTATAGTTACCATTATTATAAACTACACCAATATATCCTGTAGAATACCCAGCACCTGCACCTGTAGCAATAGTAATATTTTGTGCTTTTAATGTATAAGTGTTATCACCAGAAGGGCCTGTATAAGCAAACTCTAATCCAAATACATCCTTAAATCCAAGAGTAGTAGCTGTATCTCCTAAAAATCCACCACCACTAAAACTTACATCATCAAAAAATGCTGTGTATACTTGTGATGATGAAATAGCTGTTGAATCAATAGCTGAACCTGTATATTCTACATAGGAGGTTCCACTACCATCCATATAGAAACAAGAAGCTGTATAATACAGATAATCTGTTACAATAGGACTATATTTTTGAATATTTGATATGGGGTTATTACCTTGATATGTGGTTTTGATTAGGTCACTACCCTGGTATATAGTTGCCATTTTAATGTTTTTTTACGCGTGATTTATCGCGGGCCACCCACCAATCATATAATCGCGTTAGATTTAGAATTACGCCAGTTAAAACGAGGAAAAACGTAACTATATTTGTATAATCCATTATGATAGCACCTAACGCGGTGATAGAAGTTAAATTAGCAATAGTGTCTTTAATCGGTTCCATATTATGGTTGATTTGGATTTGGAATTGATACTTTTTTACAAAAATCGATTTGTGGTAAGTTTTTAACCCATTCAAAATCAGGGTTAGTATTACCATTTATTTCTTGAATAGATAAAATCCATTGGTCATTACAATCTAATACTGGGCCAAAATAACTACCAGATTGCCATTGATGACCTACTAATGAATCTTTTTGTGCTTGTGTTAATAATCCTACTTGTGTCATTATACTTGTCTGCCTAAGGCTGTTTGGAATGTTTGAACTCTATTATAGAAGTTAGGTGCTTCAACTGTATCTAAGCCATAACCAATACTTGCTAATGCAAATCTACGTGCTGATGGGTCTGTGGCACTACCTCTCCAGCTACAACCTAAACCTAAATCTTGATTTACATTGTTTTGTGTTTGTGAGTTATTGATAATGCGAGTTGCATTTTTATACATTTGTGTAGTATTAGTAGCAGATGGGTCTTGTAAACCTATTAACATACCTCTTGCTGTAGATTGTGGTATAGATTGGTAACCAAATCCATTAAAGTTTACATAGTGTGTAAATGGTGCCGAAGCATTATTATATGCCATTGTTAAAATCCAGTCATTACTGGCGGCAAATCCACCAAAATCATAGTCAGCTACTGTAGTATCTGTTCCACCATTGACATAGAATGACCAGTGGAAGTCATTTAATGTAGCATGAGTTGTTGGGCGATAATATGTTAAACCACCTGTATTAGTTCCATTACCTTCAACTCCATTAACACTATGTGTCCAACCACCATACCAAGTTATTCTAAATGCTGCATTTGTATCTTGTGGGTCCATTAAGTTCCACTTATGTGCTGTAGCTGTTCCTCCAACAAATGGATATAATGCTTGGAACTTGCCCCAAATACCATCTGCTTTTAATCCTACTACTAAATCATTTACAGCATTTTTCTCTGTAGGAGTAAGAACATCACCACTACCTGTTACAGCTGCAAAGAATGCTGCTGCATCAGGGTCATATGATGGAGGAGGGGCAGGGGCTGATACCCCCCCATAAAATGCGAATGGTGTAAATAATGCCATATTAGAAGAAGTTCTGTAATCCTGTTCCTTGTAATGATGTTCCGTCAAATGAAACAAATGTCATAACATCTACTTCACCTGAACCAGTTGATACTGTGAATGCAGTTCCACCTGCAAACTGAATATTAGCACTAAATGCGATTGTAGATGGAGTAGCATTTTGTATTGTTCTAACGTTAATAGTTTGACCTGCAGTAACGTTAGTAGCTGTTAATGTTGTTGAACCTCCAGCTGGCATTGCTAATGTGAAGAAGTTACCTGTTGAACAATCCATAGTAGTTGTACCACCTGAATCGCTGATTGCATTTACAACACCTGTTACTTGGCCATTGGTAGTTAAGTGTTTTACAACTACTTCTTCATCTTTACTTGTAGATAATGATGCACCACCTACAACAACTGAATATGCGTTGCTAACTGTATTACCTACACCTGCAACAGCACCTGCACGTAAACCTGAAACTGTATTACCATATCCACCTAAGTTAGCTGCGTCTGTAGAAGTTACACTGTTTTGGAAACCACCTACGTTAGCACTTCTTTCACCTGAAGCATTGTTTTGAACACCAGCTACTGCAGCTGCAAATAAACCAGTTGGTGTATTTTGGTCTCCAGAGTTTAGACTACCTGTGATTACAAGTGAACCAGTGATTGATGCTGAACCTGTGTATGGGAAAGCAGCACCTCCACCTCCACCTGCTGTGGTTTGTGTAGTTCCGTCAGGGAATGTGATACCACCTCCACTTTGTGAAATCAAGAGTTGTGGAACAACTACTTGGTGGTGGTCTGTTGAATATAATCCATCACCACCTAATACTACTGAACCGCTATGGTCGATTACGCGGTTATTTTGACCACCGATAACAACACTTCGTACAGCAAGGTTTCCTGAATTAACATCTACTCTGTTGTTGTAACCACCGATTACTACAGAGTCTGTATTATTTGCTTGGTTGGTTGAACCACCTACTACAGCACCTCTTTCAGCGTATGTTGTTACTTGGTTATTGTAACCACCTATAATAGCACCATAAGTATTAGTTATGCTATTTTGTTCACCACCACCGATGAACTGCATTCCACTTCCGTATCCAGCTTGGTTATTAGTACCACCAGCAATAACTGATTTGTCGCTATTGATTCTATTGTTAGTACCACCTACTACAGCTGAATAGTTATAAGTTCCATCAAATACTTTAGAGTTGGTATCTGTAGCGATAAGGGCGTCGTTTGAACCTGTAATGTTAAAGTTATCACTTGCTGCTAATGATACGTTACCATTTACAATAAGTGAACCTGTAATGCCAGCTGAACCTGTGAATGGGAATCCAGCTGCAATACCTGTAAGTTGTGAACCATCCCCTACAAATGTTGAAGCACTAATCCATCCACTTGCACTAATATTAGTAAAGGTAGATTCTGTTGAATCTGTGATTACGTAGTAAGTGTTAATATCAGGTGTTAATGCATTATATTCTGCTTGTGTAAGAGATACAATGTGTTTGATTGCAAGAGATGCTGTTGGAGTACCAATGTTATCAACAACTGTTCCTGCTACTGAACCGCTTAGTACCGTGATTGAACCAGTAACATCAACATCACTATTGATTGATACTGTAGTTCCATCATCACTAATATTTGAATCTACTAAGTGGTGGGTACCTTCACCTTTAGTAAGTCTATTTGCTGTTATATAAACAGGTGAACCTTTAGTATTATATTCAGGTCCAAATAATGCTACACCATAATCAGTTGAACCTGAAGTGTATTCGTAGTTCCAGTCATTTAATAATGAATCAAAGAAGAAAGATGCTGTATAGTTAGTTGGTGCTGAACCACTATCTTCTACAATCAATCCTGCGTAACGAGATGTTGGAGTATTTGTGTTTAATATAATGAAGGCATCACCAATGATAGTTGCTGAACCTGTTACTGTTTGTAGGTAACCGATAGATGCTGAAGTGAATGTAGCAGTTGATGCTGAAATACTTGCAGCGTTGATTGTTAATCCATCAACTAATCCTAATGCGTGTGATGCTGTTGTTGCATATGAAGCACTTGTAGCAGTATTAGCAGCTACAGCATTATCAGCATTTACAGCATGTGATGCACTTGTAGATGTAGTTGCAAATCCAGCATTTGTAGCGTATGATGCACTTGTAGCTGTATTGGAAGTTAGCGAAGAATCCGCGTTATTAGCGTGGGACGCTGAAACTGCATACGAAGCGGTGACTGGAACATTTAATGCGTAAGATGCCGTAGTAGCATATGATGCTGAAGTTGCTACAGATGCACTTAGTGAAGTGTCACTTGCATTGGCATGTGAAGCACTTACTGCATATGAAGCAGTTACAGGAACATTTAATGCATATGAAGCTGTAGTTGCGTATGAAGCACTTACAGAGAAATCACTGTTTGTTGCATATCCTGCTGCTGTTGCATTTTGTGCATAAGAAGCTGAAGTAGCTGTAGACGCACTTACATTTACAGTAGATATGGTACTACCTGTACCATCGGTTAATACCGAACCACTGATTTGTACCAGCGATTGGTATGTGTCTTTAATGTTTAACGGTCCTAAGTTTTGTCCCATCTTATTCTATGTTTGAACCCCAAGGGTATTGTTTGTACTTGCTATCGGTAATGCGTAATCCTGCTTCTTTAGCCCATTGATAGTGGGCACCAACTCTGTTTTGGTATTTGAATACAATAGGTGATTTGGTTTGGTTACCATAATCAGGCCATTGTTCGTATAATTTATTTGCTGAATTTAATTCAGGGAATGATGCTTGTTCTTCGTTAATGTAGTTAGTTAAACGTTCAGCATAGTAGTCCATTTTATTTTCAGCACTTTGACGCTTTACGTTAAATAAGCTTCTATCTACTTCGATACTATTTTCACCACCAGTTGGTGTTAAAAGTCCGTTATTTCGTGGGCGTATATAAATGGTCTCTAAAGCATACCAATAGGCGGCGTATAACAAGAAGTCCTGTATATAATCGTCTACTAATGTTTGATATGCGGGTGTATTCCAGGTAGGCCCAGCATCTATTTGTGATAGTAATGATTGATATAATTTTGTTCCAATAATTCTCTGTAAGCTAATATCTTGTGCCTCTCTAACAGCATTTTTAATTAACGCTGAATCTACAGAATCATTCAAATCTGTAAATTGACGTAGTTTAGCTTCGCTAATGATAAATGTAGTAGTCATTATGCTAAGGGTAATTCGGTTATTGGTTGATTTTCATTAGCTGTTCCTCCAGCTGCTTTATCTGCTTTTTCGATATCAGCTTCGAGTGATGCATCTTCACCTACTTCAGCGTCGATTGAAGTTACAACATCTGTTTCTTCTTCACCGTCGTTGAATAGTTTAATTTGTTGAATACCTAAAGTAATTTCTAACTCTGGGTATTTCATTTCAAGTAAATCTTCGAATACTTGTAGAATGTCTTGTTGGAATGGACGAAGAACAGTATTTGTAAATAGTAAATATGCTTCTGTTACTTCTCCTTTAGAACCTAATTTGTTTGGTGTTTTGATACCTAAGATTTCAGGTGATGTAATCCTATGTGCTGTAAGGATTTTTTGCATTACCATATCGTTGATAGTAGTATAATAAGTATCTGTTTGATTACTACCAATTTGTTCTACGTGTGGTGCATTTTCTGGACTATCTAAATCAAGGTATAATAAGTTACCTGCGTTATTAGTTCCACTATATTGCATTTGAAGCATTCTTTCGATTGCTTCTCTTTCATCCTCGTTAGCGTTTGTAAATGTAGTAATCATAAGACTTGGAGATAAACCGTTCTTAAGATTATTTACGTGGAAGTTATCAACTTCACAATCAATATCAATCACACGTAATGCACCTACATAGTCAGGTAATGGATAGTAACCTTGACCTGGACGATATGGATTATAAACATAAAGTTGTTTAGGTTCTTCTACTGCTTTACTTGGATTGTAAGCAGGTAAGTATGGTAAGTCTTTTACATTATATCCTGTATAACGATATTTTGTAGACCATTCATTTGAAATATAGTAACCTGGACAGATTCCTCTATAATTCTTTTCACGTGCACGAACCCAACTGAAATCAATATGATATACTTCAGCTATTTTAGTACGTGCTTTATTCCAAATTACTTCTAAAGTAAATCCACCATACAATTTGAAATCAACGGCAACTTTCTTTAATAAGTCATTCCAAGATTCTCCTGTAGAATTGGCGACATCTAATACCCAAGATGGGTCAGCTGTTAAGCCTTCGCCTACTATTCCATCAACAATAGCGTTTACGCAAGTATTGTGGATAGAAGAGTTATTATATAATTTGATTAGTTCATCTGGGAAATCATTGTATTCACCGAACTTAACATACTCTTTATTCACGTCCTCTTTAATATTGACGCGATTCATATTTTCACGAGTAATGTTTGCGAATTTTAATTTTTTATCCATTGTATGTTGTATATGTGCCATTTTCGTCGGCTGATACATATTGGGTTATGCTTGATTCGTTAGAACCACTAATCCAAGCCCTATCACTATAAAGGAAAGTTATAGGTAATGCATCACCTGCTGTTTCCCATATTTCATTATAAGAATCCCATGCTGTTGCTACACTTTGCCATGTAGCTGCTACTTCTTCTTTTGTGTATATACTAACATCATATTGTCCTGTATATGAAGGAACAAAAGTACCTTGGGCAACAAATACTAACCAGTTATTATATTGGTTAGGTACTGATGTAGCTGTAATATCAAATGTACCACTTGATTGGTCATATGATTGGCTATATACAGCAACTAAGTTATCATAATAACCTGAACCTGTATTTACCGTTTCAAGGTATACAGCGTTGGTACTGGTGATTTGTGATTTATTGAACTGTAGCATAATGTACGAAATATTAGGTTAGGGGTCACGCCGAAACGTAACCCCTTTCCCAATTTTTAGTTATTAACCAACAGTGATACCTGACATAGCAGCTGATAAGCTACCAGAGATTTCACTTGCTGGGTTTGGTTCTTGACCTGTGAAGGTTAAGTTATAGCCATTTAACGCCCCAAACTCAACTCCCGTGGCACCAGTGCCACTAAGAAGTTGCATACCACGGTCTTGACCTAACAACCAGTAGCGACCTACGCCATCTACTGTTCCGTTGTTAGTTTCAACGATAACTTTTAAGTCTGGATTTTGTGCTAATACCTTAACTTGGTTACGAGTAGAAGACTGTAACTTGAAGAATACTGCGTTAACAGTTTGTTCATAGAATACAGTTCCGTTTTCAGGGGTTGAAGTGATTGCCTCACTAAAATCTGAAGTTTGACGGAATAACTCGAATTTGAAGAATTCACCTGAACCAGTGATTCCACTGATTAACCCTTCACTTGCTGTTTCTACAGTGGTGATTGAACCAGATAAGATGTAAAGGTTTGTTATACCACCGACGTTATCTCTACAGCCGAGGGTAAATCCTGAAGTAATATCACAAGTTGACATAATATTCTGGTTTTAAGGGTTAATATTAGGCTACGTCGTTAGAAACCCAAAACTCTGGGAATGCAACGTTTACACCAAGTTTAGTAGAAATTCTGTGCTTCAATTGGTCTGTGTTGATGTCATACCAAAGCTGGAATTCAGAGAAGTCAGACATAAGGTCAGTACCAGCAACGATTTGCTTAGCTGGGCCTAATACGATACGACCTGAACCTTGTAAACCTACAGTTCCAACGATTTTAGCGTTTTGGAAAGGCATACCTACTTCAAGGATACCACCGCGGTTAGAAACAGATACTGGGTCAAACCAGAAGTTGTTTTGTTGACGGATGTTAGAAATCAACTGACGGAAACCTGATACAGACATAAAGAAAGTCAAATCTTCTCTGTCAGCAACGTCGCTTGACAATGCAGCAAGCATTACCTCGAGGTTAGCTAATGTGTAGTCACCTGTTCCAGCAGGTACAACACCTGCAGTAGAACCAGAGATAATTGAAATCAAACCATCAGA